CCATACTTACTTCAAAACATGCTAGATGCTAATGGCAATCCTTTACCCGTTGGAGCAACTGGTGTACTACCAGAGCAAAAGATGCCCGATGCTTTAGTTGCTAGCATTCAAATGTCGAGAGAGGCAATTAACGATGTAGCAGCGGAAGGTTTGCCGCAAAACTTAACTGATTTAGATTTATCAGGCGAAGCAATCCACCAAGTACAGAAACTCTTTGACAAACAATCATTCACTTATCAACACAATGCAAAGACAGCGCTTAGACGAGATGGTGAGGTTTACGCAGCGATGGCATCAGTGGTTTATGATACTGAGCAAGAAAAAGTATTAGCAATGCCAGATGGAACAAGAAAGACTGAGGTTATCAACCAGGAAGAGATTGACCCTGAAACGCTTCAACTAACCGTAAAGAATGACGTTAAAGGCGCTATCTGGGAAGTATACGCTGACATTGGACCAAGTTATGACACAGTTAAAGAGCAGTCTCGCAAAGAGTTAAAAGAAATCATAAACTCTGAGCCGCCTGATTCACCAATGAGAGGTATGTTGATGATGACTTACGCAACGATGCTTGATGGGATTATGTTTAAGTCGCTCAGAGAGTACTCAAGAAAGCAATTAATTCTACAAGGATTTCAAGATCCTGAAACTGATGAAGAGATTCAAATGGTTCAGCAAGCACAACAGCAGCAACAAGAGCAGCCTGACCCAATGATTATTGCGGCAATGGCAGAAAGTAAAAAGGCTGATGCTGAGCTGATGAATGCTCAATCAAATATGGCTGATACTGAAATCGATATGTTCAACGCTCAAACTAAACGGGCAGAAGTAGAAATTAAAGCGGCTGAAGCTGGCGCAAATATCAATTACAAAAACACTCAATCACGCGGTGTCAACATTGATAACGTTCAAAAAATAACAGGCTCACAATTAAGGCAGCGTGCGTAATTTGAGCAATCCCCCATATAGTGTTAAACTATAGTCAGAGGCGTCTGTATACGCAAAACCTATATGACAGGTACTAGTCATAGTTATCGTTACACTACGAGGATAATCAAGTGGAATCATTATCGTTATCAGAGCTTAAAGCTCAGAACGAGGCCGAGTCACAACAGCCAGAAGTTAAGCCCGAAGTCGAAGAGGTTGAAATTGCAGAGTTAGAAGTCGATGAAAAGATTGAAGATGAGCAAGTTGAAGCCGAAGAAACTGACGAATTAGAAGAAGGTAAGACTGACGAAGAGCTCGAAGATTGGCAGAAAAGCGAAGACAACGAAAGCGGCAAAGGTGAATTTAAACCAAGTGCTGAAGCTAAGAGACTTAGGTTAAAGGCTAAGGATTTAAAGCAACAGAATGCGGAGAAAGACACTGAACTCGAAGATTTAAAAAAGAAAGTGGAGTTATTGAGTCAGCCCCAAGCACCGGTTAAAGATGAATTACCATCCAGGCCAAGGCGTGAGGATTATGATTATGATGACGATGCTTATGATCAGGCAGTTGATGATTGGAATGATAAAAAGATTGATTTAAAACTTCAGTCTAATAATGAAAACAGTCAGCAGAAGCAGTATCAGGAAGCGCAAACAAGACTTGTAAATCAACAGCGAGAGAATGCCGTGGAGTCGCATTTCAACAACGCAGCAACATTAATCAACGAGGGTAAAATCTCACAGGATAAATGGATTGCTGGTGATAGGTTAATCCGTCAAACGGTTGAATCTGTCATGCAAGGTCAGGGCGATATTGCTTCAGACCAGTTTATTGCACTCATGGAAAACAATGGTAAAGGCAGCGAAAAAGTTTGGTATTACTTAGGACAAAACCCATCAGAACTAATGACGTTTAGAGATAAGCTTCAATCTGACAAAACCGGCGCTAGTGCGTTAATGTTTTTACGCTGCTACATCGTTAATTGCCTCTCTCGACATTTGAATGCTAGCAACTAAAGCATCGGGCATCTTTTGCTCTGGTAGTACACCAGTTGCTCCAACGGGTAAAGGATTGCCATTAGCATCTAGCATGTTTTGAAGTAAGTATGGATAGTTGTTATCGGAACCATTTTCCTCATACATATTCTCAAAGCCTTGAATCTGCTCAGGGAAAAATATAGGCTTCTGTCTTGGGCTTCTGGATACAATGTCAGCTAGATAGGATAATTGAAAGTTTCGCAATCGTTGCGGGTCTTTGGCTAATCTAACGATACCTTCATAGTGTTCTTCACCTTCGACAAATGCACGCTCGCCATAAACGGGGATGACTGGGATTTCACCACCTGGTATGACTGAAACGTCTAGCACTTCATCACCACCGCCAACGATGTACAATTTGACTTCGTGAATTTCCTTTTCAACGGTATCAACTAAATCAAAGCCGTCGTCAACTAAAGCATCTTCTTTATCTTTCAGCTCTTCCTCTCTAACTTCTCGCTGACTGCCCAACGAATCCTCAAAGAATAGAACCTTAACTTTTTTGGTGGTTCGATGATAAAAGCGTGTGATGTAATAGTTCTGATTGCCGGTTATCCACGGGAAAACATACGAATGTTCAGGAAATGCGAAAGAACCAGGAACGTTATCAACTTCTTCACCGGTTAAATCTTTGACTAGCTTTTTATAGCCATCTTCTGAATATGCAACTAAGCAACTCCACCAATCGGCATCAGATTTATCAGCCAGCTTTGCATTAGGATCGCAAAATACTTGATTGTTAGCTTCAAACAATGGCCGTCTATTAATAACCTGTTTGCTCTCACCTTTACGATTAGTTTTGTTGTAAGTGTAAAGCTCCCATGCTCCGATACCACATACCACCGCTTCAGTGGATGCGTTTTCTTTGGCTTCCAATGCTGAGTTGTTTCTCATATCAGCTCTATACATTCCATCAGCCAAATCAGCCGCGCTTTCGTCAGTGCCATCGATGGGGTTGAAGTCTACTTGAGCCGGGTTAGATTTTAGGTCTGATAGTATTTGCCGACCTGCTTTTCTCAGCATATCAAACTGACCGCGATATTGAAGTGTTGCACAATTTAGATTGGTCGAATCCCACTGGGTCACCCAGTAAAACAGCATGTCATCCGCGGCTTTCTCTCTTGTGGTCTGATTCTTTGTAAATCCCTTGTCGTGCAAGCTTCGTATCTCTGATGCGCTAAGCATTGGCGAATTCTCCGTGAAATCTCTCTCTTGCGTGCTTGGCTACAAACTCAGCAAGCTCTAAGCATTTAGTTCTATATTTAAAAAATCCGACCGAATGTCTAACCTGAACATTGTAGTAATTGCCATCGACGCAGACATTTTTAATGCCCAGTTTATTGTTTGGCTGAGCCTTTCTGTTTATAGAGTTTTCAGATTTGCTGCAGGGTCTTAAGTTGGATATTAGGTTGCAAGCTTTGTTCGTATCTTTGTGGTCAACGTATTTTGGCAAATAACCGTGATGATAGAGGAATATAACCCTGTGAACATAGTATCTTTTGCCGTCAATTCTAACATCAAGATAGCCGTTTCCGTGAGGGCACCCAGCAGTATCACCTTTCTTGGAATTGTAATGGGTTGTAATCCTTCTCACTAGCCTGCCATCGGAATATTCAAACAATTCTTTGACTCTTTCTTGTGTTAGCATTTATCTACCCATTGTTTTAAGCGGTTTCGGTATGTACGGCTTTGCACTAATTCTAACATGATTCCTCATTAACATCATTATTGAGTCTGCTAGGTTGGGCGATGGTATGTTAAACTTGCTCTTCATTTCCTCTTTGGTGTATAGCTGTATCAATCCATTAGGGTTGGGCTTTAATGGAATACGGCACAATTCAGAGCGTAATTGAGGTAAGCAATCGATTGATGAGTCAAAACTTATTAACTCTTCAGGATCGTAATATTCACCATGCTTGATAGCTCGATATGTTTTATAACACCTATCCCTTATCGCGCAATAATACTGTGCTCGCTTATTCTTGAATACTTGCTTGTTAGTGACTTGGCCGGATATTCCAGAGATTGCAACAGGGTTATATATTGCGTCTGGATGGTCTGGAGATTCTGAACCCTTAAACATAGTTGTATTTATCTTCTTACCTTCCAATGCTAAATCGGTTTGCCTTGATAATCCAACGCCCATACCATCACAATCCCAAGTGTAACAGTCTGCACGCCTTTGTATTACATAACTAGTCGCCCAATCGCCGCCCTCGTGAATCGTTCCGGTGTCCATGGACTTAACGAAGTCAACTACTGAACCATGCCGCATTGCAAACCCTTTATCATCTGGACCGGTATCACTTGGATCATGTGCTGCATACCTCATGCCCAGCGGCTGAAAGCCTAACTTCTTGTGAGCATCAACGCACAAGTCGAACCAGTCAGTATCAATCAATGAGTTTTCAATAGAGTCGTTATAATCACCTTCCCAAACATGTCGGTATAAGGCGCTAGGCATGTTCTTTTTATCCTTCAATCTGTCTTGCTCCAATACATCAGGAAACCACGGATTATCACAGTAATTCATTCTTATTATTAAATGCAAATCATCCTCATAATAACCATTATTTAGTAAATCATTCTCGAATGGCTTTAGGAATTGTTGACTGATGGCATCTGCTGAACTCATCGGGTTAAGGCTCATCCATATTTCAGAGCCCTCTATTCTCAATGTTGGAGTTAATAGCCGCAATGATTTGGCGCTAGTTGTCTGTGCCTCTTCACCCCAGAATCGCTCAAATCCAAACATAGACTTAACACCTTCGGGATTCCTTGCTAGACCTCTGAATTTGAACTCCGCACCGTTCTTATGTTCGATAGTCTGAGTTTTAACTGTGAAATTTGGGGGGTTTAACTGTGTGATTTTGCCACTTAGAAGTGCATGTACTGAGTCTTCAATAGAGTTTTGATATTCACGGAAACAGCACGTTTTAAAGCTGTAATCTTTGGCTTGTGTTGAGAGTAGGCCGCCGATAGTTTCAGACTTTCCACTACCTCGACCACCGTAAACTATTTTATATCGTTTATTCTTGAGTAAAAACGGCTCAAGCTTTTCCATTACCTTAACAGTTGGCTCTCCGTTAACTAACTTGTAATTCCTTTTACCGTCTGAATCTTGCCAGCATCTTAATAATTTACCGGTGTCAGAGTATATTCCATAAATCGCGAAACCTTCAGCTCTACGCTTCTCAATCTCACGTTTAATTGCTACTTTTCTTTGGAGTTCTTTTCTGGTCAACTTAACAGAACTATCTTAGATTCTTCC